TTAGTCATTGATTTTGCCCTTCTTCCCATACCTTGACATGGTAGGGGTCACAAGTTCGATCCTTGTACCGCCCACCACTTTTCGCATGTGACTGACCCCGGACTGACCCTGTAAGCGCGGGACACTCCGGGCAAGATCATCAAGCCATGCGTCAAGTGCAGTACGCGCAGCCCCCAGGTAATCGGGGTCGAACTTCGCGTAGATCTCACTGGTCCCGGCCTTCTTGTGCCCGATCTGACCAGACACCTCCCAATGCGGAACACCTCGACGGCGTAGCTCCGTGGCCACCGTGTGCCTGAGCACCTTGGGCGCGAACCATGCCGGCAGCTTGGCCGATATCCTGACCTTCGCCCATGCCTTCTTGATCGAGGCAATGCGCCGGCCATGCCAATTCACGTAGTAGGCCGCGTCAATCGACTCCAGTTCGAGACGCAGGCGCGCGGTCAGGGGTACGACAGGGCGGTACTTCTTCGTCTGCTGACGGCCTTCTGGGTTGAGCCGGATGAGGTTAGCTGCCCAATCTATCTGGAAAGGTTGAAGATCCAGCGCGGCATCACCACGGCAACCGGTCGCCATCCGGATAAGGCAGTAGACCCACAGGTGCGAGTTAGCCGGGATCGCGCTGAGGAACGCCACAAGCTGCTCGCGGCTGGCGGTATGCGGGTAGGGCTCGCCGATGGGCGGCAACTCTACCCATGGAACATCGGTGACCTCCTGGCGCTTCCACGCGCGGTTGAGCGCAGCTTGGCCGACGCCTAACACCCGACGCACATACCCTTCGGAGTAGTCCTTCGCCCGAAGCCACGCGAGGAATTCTTCCTGCGCGTCGACGGTCAAGTCCGTCACCATTCGGTCACCCCAGAACTCTCCCCAGATCGCCACTGCGCGCTTCGCCGTGTCCCTGCTCGGGATGCTGCGTCCATGGCGGGCTAGGTATCTCTCCAGCACCATGGCGATCGGCGTGTCAGCCGGTGCCTGGTTCCTTATGCGGCCGTGTTCTACGAACCACTCTGCGAGTCTTCCTTTCGCTTCTTCAAAATCTGGTGTGCCAAGAGAAGCGCGTTGCTTGACCCCTCGGTCGTCGAGCCATGCCCGTTGCCAGTTCGCGGTGCCCTTGCGCCGTTCAATGGAATAGGGGCCGAGTTTGAAGCTTGGCATTCGCGGGCCTTGAGGTAGTCAGTGATGTGCTGGTCGGTGTAGCGGGGCGACTTGCCTACCATGATGCAGGCGATGAGCCCGCGCTTACGCCACCGGTAGATGGTCAGCTCGGTCACGCCAAGGTATTCAGCCGCCTCGGCTTCGGAATGCAACTGCGGTAGCTTCTCTGCAGCACCCATGGGAAGTCCTCAGATGTTCCACACGAAAAGTGGAATGAAGGAGATGGCCACTAGACCGGCCCCGGAGCAGTAGATGTCACCGCCGCTGTTGTCGAAGTTGATTGCTGCGTGGACGCCCCCGCACAGGCAGGTAATGAGGCCAGCGATCATGAATGCCATACCCATCACGCCCCACCCCCCACATTCGTCTCGATCTCAAGAAAAAGCCCATTGTCCCACCTGACATCGCTGAGTATCCGCTTGGATTCCTCCATGGCTACCTGAACGTCGGGGCGGAAGTAAACGGCTGGCATGTTCGATATCGCTTCGTGCATGACGGGGACGGCTCGCTCAAGGATGGCAAGGTCTTCGCCGGATATTCGAAAGGTCTTGATGGGTCCGTTCACGCCCCACCTCCCGCCCCGGCCTTGGTTCGGTCGAGGTCGATGGTGGAATCGAACTCGGTGGGATGAAACTTCACCTTTAGTTCCTCAAGGATGTCATTGCCAGCAAGGTCCCTCAGCCACCGATAACGCTCCGCATCGGCAATAGCCTCAACCAGCGCCTGGCCGTGGTTGCGAAGGAAGTCGAATGCGGCAATAGCGCACGCATCGATGTGACCCTGAATGCGGATCATCGCTTGGAGTTCCTTCAATTCCTCAACCATGCTCATGGACACCTCCGAATGGGTTGCAAATAGCTTCTTTGCGGCGTCAGTCTGACGCTTTATAGCCGGTGATCCGCGCCTCTCATCGCGCAACATTTCGCCGTGCTTCCGGAATTCACTCATGCTCACTGACCACCTCCTTTCGGCGGTTCTTCGTAAACGATTGCCTGCATATATCGATTGCCAACGACAGTCATTCCGCCAGCAACCTTCCAACCGCTCCGGAGATAGGACTCAACCTTGAACCCCAAATGCGAGGGTGAGTCAGATTCGACGATCTTGTATTCACTCACCTCAATCCCCCTCGCCGATGATGGCGGTAAACATGCGCTCGGTTTCTTCCCAATCGGCGTAGTGGTCTTTCAGGCTTGCTTGCACCCGGACTTCTTCGCGTAGTGCGAGAAGGTCGCCAAGATTCACCACCTTGCCCTGGCTGCGGAGGGCGGCTTTGTATCCCTCAGAAAATGAACTCTTATACGAGTCGAGGCTGTTTGATTTTTTGGTCAGACCGCAACGTACCTTCCATTCTTCGAAAGCGGCTCGGACTTGATCATCTGTGACGCTGGTGGTCATGGCTTCAGTCTCCGGTCGAGGATTTGCGCCCTGTATGCAAGGTCCAGCTTCTTCTCGGCCACATAGGCTTCATTGACCGCCCACTCCACAAACTCTCCAACGTCGTCGCCGTCGTTGCGAATCTCCAACGCTTCGCCAAGGAGACGGCAAGCGGTACGGTTGTGACCGTTGGATAGCGTCTCAAGAACGGTCCACCCGCGAGCCTGCTTTTCCTTCTTCGTCTCAGCCGCCATGCTGTATCCGACCATGCCAGCGATGAGAACCGAGGCGAACCAGATGATCCACGTTCCGTCCATCACACACCCCCGGCGGAAGGTGATGCGGCGAGCATGGCGTTACGGCAAGCATTCCAGCCCATACGATAACCGTCGTCGTCATCGTCTCCGAAGATCACCGCATCGTCAGGAAGGGCGTCAGGCACGACCCTGCGGCCGGCGGGGATGGTGGGCGTGGCTGCGTACAGTCGGCGAATCTCTATAGTCGGGTCGTCGTCATGCTTCGGGTCTTCAGCGAATTGGCGATCAATATCGTGCCATCCGCCAACCTCACCCTTGATGACGTTACGGAACTGCCAAGCCACAGCCTCCCCATGCGCAACGGGCTGGGGTTGGGATAGGTGGGCGGTGACGAATGGCATCAGCGCCTCAGCAAGCGCACCAGCGCCAAGAGAATGCGCTCCGTCAACTCGGCGAATCTCGTTCGCCAGCGAATCTACGTCTATCATTTCTTCTGCTCCTTGGGGGTGCGGGCGGTGTCTACCGCTTCGATGAATGTCGGTCCTCGAAGATTCCCGATTTCGGCGGATGGTCCGTATCGATGCTGACCTCCCATATCCAATGAGCAAGTACGGAAGTTGCGAGCGATCCAATCCAACCGCTCACAGTCGTCGGCCGCTTGGCGGAGGGCTTCGGAATACATGCCATCGCCGCCAAGGTCATGAGCGAGATCGTCGGCCATCTTCCGTAGCTGGTTGGGCGGGTAGTGGGTCATGACTTTCTCCGTGGGTTGCAAAGCGGGCAGGTCACTTCACGATCCTTGTGGAATACCCAGCCCATAGCCCGCGCATCGCGCCTAACCTCCGCCCTATTTCGTCCATAGAAGTTGTGGGGGAAGTAGTTAAACGGATGGTCTACGTCTTCATTACGACAGTAGAGGTCCATCGAGTAACCTTCAGCGATCACTTCACTTCTCCAAGCGCGACTAGAGCGGCCTCTCTATAACGGTTCCAACCTGCGTCATATCCGGATGCGAGAGTATCTTCGTTTATGTCTTCCGACTCAGGCCGAGCGTCCGGAAGCTGCCCAACCCTAACCCGCAGCGCCGCAAGTTCTTCCCGTGCTTCTCGCAGTTCGGTCTCAACGATTCCGTGATCGCGGAACCACATGTCCCTGTCTTCCTCAAGCGCCCTGTAGTCGGCGTGGGTGACGTAGGCGCCGTTGTTGTATTCCATCATCGTGGACTTTGACATATGGCCGAGACCTTCGTACTTGATCTCTGGCTCGTACCTAACCACCTTCGTGTCGTTCATTCGTCCACCTCAATCTGGTTGGCATAGCATTCCTCGCAGAGAGGTTCGCCATCGTCGTTCCACAACCCATCTTCCTCGCAGCGACCAGTCGGCTCACTGCACTGGTGGCATACCTGACGAGTACCGGGATAGTTCGATGCATTCCAAGACTCATGCTCGGACTGCTCCATCGCACGCCGCTTACCATCAGGCCAAGTATTCACACCCCATCCTTCAGCGCGTTGCGGGCGATGTCGATACGCGTCGAGCCGTCGTTAGCTGGGATGGCGTACCCATCGTCGTACTGGGCAATGATTTCAAGAGCCTTCTTGTACCGGGCCACCTCGGCGGTGAGTTCGGTCCTGCTATCTTGGCAAACCTCAAGTGCCAGTAATGTTGCACTTAATTCTGAGGTGAGTTCGGCAATGCGGGCGTTGAGGTCGTCGTGGCATGCGATACATCCGTCCATCTGCGGAGGACGAAACTCGGCCATCACTTCATAGCGGCCCATGAAATAGCCGCGTATGTCCTCAAGTAGGCTTTGAGCGTTGTTCCGGAAATCCTCGTCGGATATTCCACCAACGAGGCACTGCGAGTTGATCCGGTACAGGATGTCGCCTTCGCTGAACTCATCAATGCTCATTTCACTTCGTCTCCCTGGCGGCGATCTTGGCGTCGCGACAGTCATTCCACCCTTTACGGTATGCCTGCCCAGCCGTCATTTCATCGAACGAACCGCCGCTCTGGTCAGATAACCAGTAGGCAGGGACATCGTTGTAGTGCATGCATTCGGGGTCACCGCATGAACACACGCCGCCGTCCGGGACCATCACATCCGCGCTCATACTTCCCCCCTCGGCACGCTGGAGGGCGGCGCGGGCTTTGGCTAGATAGGGGTCGGCTACTTCAAGTTCTTCCAGCCGGTCACATGGACCACCGAGTTCAACAATCTTGTCACGGGCCGTTTCGAGCAAGTTGACGTAGCCGCGATAGAGGTGCTTCAGCTGCTCGTAAAGGTCGGGCGCGGAGGCTGCTAGGCGGGCGTTGGCGTTACTGTCTCCATGCGGCGCAAACCAGACCACTGCAACCGTGCAGTTATGGGACGGTCCAATGCGAACCGTTCCGTTTTTGTCGTAGGTGACTTTCCACGGCCCCCTCGTCCATTTCCTCTCGCTCACTGGGGTGTCCTCAGTAGTAAGACTTGCGGCGGAATGACAGGAAAGGAATCTCGTCGGAGTCCACGTCGGCGTAGCTGGCGTCACGAGAGGGTGCCGAGCGCTGCGGGGTAGGACGTGCCTGGCGAGGCTCGGACGATTCACTCGTCTGCTTTCCGCCAACCAGCTTCAGATCAGCCACGCGCAGTGTGATGTACGTCTTGCCTTCATGTTCACGCGTCCCGAGTTCGCCCTGGACGAACACCTGCGAACCCTTGACGAGATACGGTGCGACGCCTTCATAGCGCTTACCCCAAGCGGAGCAGTCCAGCCATATCGTTACCTTCTTGTCGCCGAAGCCGGAATCGATGGCTACGGAGAAGCCCGTAACCGGTTCGCCGTTGCCGGTATGGCGTGTTACGGCGTCTTTTCCGACGCGACCGCAATCTGAAAAGTTGATAGACATTAGGCGGCTTCCTTCTGAGTTTTAGCGGCAGCGTCAGCACGCTTGAGTGCACTACGCTGCTTGCTATCAAAGCGGGTCCACAGGGCAATCTTCTCGTCGGAGTTGAGGTTCTGTGACTGGATGTGGTCATGCGCGGCGATAGCGTCATCGCTCGCGAGGAGACCGATAGCCTGTTTGGCGATATCCGCCAGGAAGGCTTGTTCTTCCTCGCCCATGGCCTCCCACGCGCCCTCGGTAGGCGTACCAGCTACCTGTCTAGCCTGCGGCTTCCCAGATGCCTTGCTGGCGGCATTGCCGTCGTCGTCCTCTGGCGCGATTCCTGCCAACGCCATGAGAGCGTAGCGTCGGGCATAGGTGAGTGCCGAACCCTCGGCCTGAGGGTCGTTCTTGATCGGGTGAATCGGATACTCTCCACCGAGCCACTGTCCCGACACATGCAGGAGCCTTGTATGCAGGACGGTCTTCCCGCCCTCGGGCATCGCGGTCGGCTGAGTCTGGAAAATACCGTTCTCAAGCAGCGCCCCGTCGATGGCATCAATCACGCCATCCAGAGACACATACTTGGATTTGAAGTGCGGGTTACTGGCGTCCTTTACAGCCGCCTTGAACGACGCCTTGGCCTTAATGAGTGCCGGTACGATCTGGTCAATGCTTTCACTTTGCAGGTTCATTTCTAGCCCTCGTCTATTGCTTCTTCATCGTCCGGATACTGCTCAGCGGCGTATTGCTCGCTATCGGATGGCATCTGTGTCTCCGCAGGACTGACGGGCCTGCTCCGTGTTGGAATAAGTTGCGCGTTACTGGTGTGAGGACACGCGCGGGAACCCAGGAGTACGGCACCAGCTACCGTTGCGTTAGTTGAACTCGACCGGCTTACCGTCTTTGAGCCGATACCATGTGTCCGGCTTGATGCCGTCACGTCCGGAAATTCCGGCCCACACGGCGACGATGGCGTTACTGGTGTTCCGCTCGACAAGGAACAGGGCGCAACCTTCTTTGCCTAGGACTTTTCCGGAGTAGCCCGAGGCGGTCGCTGCACCGTAGTCGCCCGAGGCGGTCGCTGCACCGGAGTCGCCCGAGGCGGTCGCTGCACCGGAGTCGCCCGAGTTAACGGCCGAACCATTCTTAGCCTTGGACGAACTTCCAGTAGCGGGTTTTGCGCGGCTGGTCGTGTAATCAATCGACGCCTTGATGAGGCCAGCGAGATTGATTTCGGCCTTGACCGTAATCTTGGAGCTGGCGACCTTCGTGTCATCGCCGTGGCGGGACAGTTCGCCGCTCTGTTCGACGATGGCGAAGCGCGATGTTCCAGGCTTGTAGTACTGGAGAACATGCAACGGGTATTCGCAGGCGTGGAATCCACCCGAGCACGCCGCAACTTCACCCTTGTGTTCATACGACTTACCGACCTCGTACTGATAGCCACGGCACTTCATGTTCTCGTCAAAGCCCTTGTAGGCGACGATGGTCGGTGCCGGTGCGTCATTTTTCTTAGCCATGCGATACCCCTTAAAAGATTCGTATTACGAAGAAGACGAAAAGGTCAATGGACAGCGCGATACCGCAAGCCTTAGCCGGACCCTTCCAGTAGCTAACCGATAGCGAAGTCATTGGCCGCGTCCTCGTCCTGTCGGTGGATGGCAACCTCGGCCTGGTCTTTCGCGTAGACCGTGGTGATGTAGTGGTGGATCATCCGACCGGCCTCGGTGAAGTCTTCGGCCATGAGAAGATCGAGGATCGGATTGGGACGACCTGGGCGCTCCATCGTTGCCTCGTAGGCGCCCAGCTCCCACGTCTCGCGGCTGCGGAGTTCCGTGGCGATCTGCTTGTTGAGGCGATCACGTTCGGCTTCGGCCTCGGCCTGCTGCTCTAGGTACTGAGCGACGGCCCACGCTGCGTAGTCGGGTTGGGCGCTCATGCCAACCACCCGCGCTGTGACGGAGTCCGTGCCGCATTGCGCATCACCAGGGACCAACCGGGCGGCACCGTATCCCACGTCCCGGCGTGAAGCTTCGTTTCGTACTTGCCGTCACGCAGACGGGCGATCCGGCAATAGAAGATCGGAAACTGGATGATCTGTGCGCTCATGGCGTGGTCTCCAAACCGAGTCGATTCAGGGCCTCTATGTCGCTGCGGAGGCGGGCATGTAGGGACGGCTGGTCTACGATGGACATGCTCGAAAGAATGATCTGAGCCGTCTCAAGAAGACGAAGCATCGCGTTCTTCTGTGCGTTCTCGTCTGCCCACTTGCGAGCAGCGGAAGCGTTGGCTTCGACGACGTACTCAATCGCGGTGTCGAAGATTTCGTGACCGGTGATGAGGTCCATGGCTCAGAGCGCCACGGCATAGCAGCAATCGCCGTAGCGACGTGCGAGGCGATTCACCTCTGCCTGGTTGCGAGCCTCAAGGCGGCACACAAACTCCGTGCCTTCTTCCTGAGCCTTAGCGCTAGCGTCGATGATCGAGTAGAGGAAGTTCATCTGTATCTCCTAGCCGCTTCGCCGAGAGTGGCGGGGTGGGCGGCGTGTGGTGTCAGTTCCCGGCGAGAGATTCGTTGGCGCCTTGGATCAGGGCTTCTGCAATCTGCTTTGCTTGATCAGGAGAGATATGCAGGTCGTGGAACCAGACCCCACCAAGCTGGCCGAGGACGACGCCCTGGCTGTTGGCTTTCACATCGACACATGTGTCTGCATCGATCTGGATGGCATCTGAACCCCACACTTGGTCCTGCATGATCTGTCTCCGCCCGCCGCTTTCTGGCTTGGGAGAAAGTATCGCAAAAGATACTGCGGCTGTCAACAAGAGTTGACTAAGAATTTTTCCTAGTAAATAAAAAAGCCCGCTCATGGCGGGCTAGTGGTGAGTTCTGATAGATGAATTAGTTAGTGGTTTCGCAGATGAACTCCACCTCTGCACTGGCACACCGCGCGAAGGGAACGCCATCGTGAGATATGGCCTCCCTAGTCTTCACCCTCTGGCCTCTCTTGGCGCAGAAGGCATTGGCCTCCCGAAGTAGATCCGCCTTCGATCCCTCGCCACCTGAAAAGCCGCAACCAGCGGACTTTTTAGTTAGGTAGTAGCTCCCGTTGCCGGTTGGCACTGGCCCGCCACTCGCACATCCCGACAAAAGGATGATGCCAAGTAAGCCCAAAACCTTCCTCATGCCACTTCCTCCCCTAGGTTGATACGTGCGGCACGATGGGACCCGGGTAGCGGTCGCCTCGTCCGCCAGGCCCTTTCCTGCGGTGCGGGATGTTCGTCCCCCTGCCCAACCAGTCGCAGGTTAGGCATTATTGCTGGACCGTCCTCCGGCCACATTTCCTCCAGCTTTGCCATCAGCCGGCACACCATTCGCTCGTCCATCCCCTCGTCCCTCCGACAGAGGCGCAATCGCCTCTAGCTTGCTGCCGAACTCGATCAAGTTGTCCTCCGTCGGCTCCGAGGGCAACTCCGTACGTGCCGCATAGGCAAGCACAAATCGTTCCGGCTCAGACTCTATGTTGAAGACGAGATTCCGTCGCTCGTAATGCTTCCGTAGTGCCTTGGCCGTTTCAGCGACCTTAGCTGGGATAAGTCTCATTGTCTCAGACCCCAATGAGATCGAGGGTGAATCCGCACCATCGAGTAGCCATTCCACGCTGACGCCGTAGTGCCTGGCAAGGCGGGACATCGTTCTGGCCCCCGGATCCACGGTGTGATCCAGCTCGATTTTGGATATCGCCTGTTTCTTCACGCCTGCTGCTCTCGCCGCATCGTCCTGGCTCTCACCAGCACGCTCTCGTGTCGCTCTAAGTCGTTCGCCCGTCGTATTCATGGCAACTATTGTTGTTGAAGGAGGGGCAACTGCGGTTGACACCAGTAGTCTCCTTTGCGATACTAGCCCCATGACCAGCATTCCATCGATCACGAAGGCCGAGGCACTGGCCGCCTTCGGGGGAAACCAGTCGAGCCTCGCTCGCTTTGTATGTGTGAGCCGTCAGGCCGTCCAGAAGCTCCCTGAAGGACCGCTCCCCTCTAAGTACGTGTTGGTCCTTATCAGCCGTATGCCCAAAGAATTTCTCTCTCAGTAAGCCGGGGCTACCCCCTCGGCTTTTATTCCACCCCGAATCCAACCATCTACACGAGACCACACCATGCAACGCGAATTGTCACTGATGGGGGCAGTAAAGAAGCCGGAGCGAGTCCCGGCGCACCTTGTAAGCCTGTGCCGGACCTCTGGCGAAGCCGTTCTTCTGGCGATCCGCTACGGACATAAGACCCAGCGGCAGGTAGCCGGAACTGTCGGCATCGAGCCGTCCCAGCTTGCGCGAATCATCTGCGGCAACGCCCACATGCCTGCCGACAAGTCGGTGGCGTTTGCCCATGCAGTCGGTAACTGGGGCTGGTCGCAGTGGGTTGCTCACGCCTGCGGCATGGACCTCGTGCAGCGCAGCGAGTCTCCCGAAGAACGCATGGCCCGCCTTGAGGCCGAGAACGCGGAGTTGAAGGCGAGGGCAGCGTAATGAACTCGACGGCAAGAAATATTCAGCGCGAAGCGGATATGTGCGAGCTGTACGCGGATGGATCGACGCTGGAAGAAATCGGGGTTATCTATGGAATTAACCGAGAACGCGTCAGGCAACTGGTAGGTCGCCATGGCTTCAACGGGAAGCATGGTGGCAATCGAATCCGCGGTGCCAAGCGCAGGGCCGAACGAGAGGAGCAGTCCGCAGCAGCTAGGGATGCTCGGTGCGCCGCGATGTTCGGCTGTGACTACGCGACCGTGGTGGCTCTGAATGAGGGGCTTACTCCGTGGAACAAGGGCGCCCTCTCCAAGAAGTACTCGATGCAGAGGCGCAACGCGATTCGCCGCTCAATCCCCTGGCAGTTCAACTACCCGGAATGGCATCAGGTCTGGGTCGATTCCGGGCACCTTTCCGAAAGGGGTAGGGGAGACGGCTACGTGATGGGCCGAAACAACGATGACGGCCCGTACGTGTTTTGGAATGTCCACATCTGCACGTCCAGCGAAAACATCAAGGAAGGCTACGTTTTTCGGGCTCGCCGTAAATCAGCGGCATAACTCCCCCAGCGTCCGTAAGCATCGCAAATCAATTGTCAAAGTAACGTCCACAGCAGGTATTCGGTATGACCCTCGGCGTCATCAAGAATTGGGCAAAGTTCCAGCACTACAAGGATCGTTCTCCGCCTTGGATCAAGCTGGAGAAGCGTCTCCTTGACGACTACGAATTCACTTGCTTGCCGATTGCTAGCAAGGCGCTAGCACCATTGCTCTGGTTGCTAGCAAGCGAGGAGGTGGATGGTACGGTGAGGGTGGATACCGACTGGTTGGCCTTCCGCCTTCGCTGGAATGTCTCCGACATCGAGGCAGGCCTAACCCCACTGATTGATAAGGGATTTGTGATAGTTGCTAGCACGTTGCTAGCAGACTGCTTGCAAGTTGCTACCCCAGAGACAGAGACAGAGACAGAGACAGAGACAGAGACAGAGACAGAGACAGAGACAGAGACAGAGACAGAGACAGAGACAGAGAGCTCCGCTATCGCGGTGCCTGCGTCCGTCCTGCTGGATTCGTATCACTCAATCCTTCCTCGCTGCCAAAAGATTTCGGTACTCAACCCGAAGCGCAAGCGTCGGATTGCTGCTGTCGAGAAACTCGCTCGTCAGGTCTGCAAGTCACAGGGGTGGGATTACGACCCCGCTCAGTTCTGGGCTGGCTACTTCGAACACTGCTCGATGGACCCCTGGCTACGTGGCGACACGCCCAACCCGAACAGCCCGAAGTGGAAGCAGAACCTTGATGTTCTGATCCGCGAAGACCGCTTCGCCGAAATTATGGATGCGGCAATCGCTGCCATGCAGGTGTCTGCATGAACGCCCCGAACTTCCGAAGCCGATTCGACGGCGAATACGCCCAGTGCCCACGCTGCACGAAGATTGGCCTTGGCGTCGATTCCTGGCACCCGGCCACGGTTGAGTTCTGGCCGATGCACGGCCGGAGGCTGCACTTCGGCCAGTGCCTTGCCTGCACGGCTGACCAGCGTGGCCGCATGACCGCCCGTCGCCTACTGGGGATTGCCGCATGAGCGCATCCGAGCAGGCCGTGATTGGCGCGATCTTCCTCGACCCGTCGTCGTACTGGCAGGTTGCGGACGTGGTTGGCGTTGAGGACTTCGGCGATCAGCGGTGCGCCCGACTGTTCGCGAAGCTTAAGGAACTTTGCGACGCCGCCCAGCCGGTAGACGTGTTCGTGGTGGGCGAGTCGTTCGGCGATAACCAGATGGCCGCGTACGCCATGGAGGTGACGAACAACGCCGCCTCTGCCGCGAACGCTCGTGCGTACGCCGAAGTGGTGCGCAGTGACAGTGAGCGCCGGAAGGTAGTCGCCGCAGGTCGCAGGATGGCTCTGGAAGCTCCTACGTTCAACGAGGCGCAAGCTATCCTGGCACAGGTAGCGCCCCGTAACGAGAAGGCCGCAAAACACGTCTCAGGGCTTCTCAACGAAGTCATGGATGCCATGCAGACAAGGCTTGATCAGGATGGCTCGATCACGGGCACCTCCACGGGCCTAGGCAACTACGACAAACGCACCTCCGGAATGCACGACGGAACGCTGATCATAGTTGCGGGTCGTCCGTCGATGGGCAAGACCACACTAGGGATGCAGGTCGCGGTCAACGTGTCGAATCAGGTGGACTCCCGTCTTGTCCATCCGGAAGGCAAATCCCGCAAGCGCCGGGTCTTCGTCGCCGAAATGGAAATGACAGGATCTGGCCTTACGGAACGGGCTATCTCCTATCTGTCCGGCGTTGACTACGGTCTGATCCGTAAGCCGAAGTCCTTGCAGGATTGCGACTGGCCGCGAATCGTCGGGGCTACGCACCTCCTGAACGACTCCGGGCTAATCATCGACGAGACGCCGGCACAGACGTGCGAGGCGATCATCGCCCGCATCCGGCAGCTACACATGCAAGAACCGTTGTCTTTGGTCGTCATCGACCACCTTGGCCTGGTCCGCCTACCCGGAAAGGGGCGTCCGGATCTTGAGACAGGGCAGGTTACGAAGGCGTTCAAGAGCCTTTCCAAGGGTCTCGGCATACCGGTCATGTGCCTCGTCCAGCTTAACCGGTCTCTTGAGTCGAGAACGGACAAGCGCCCGATGCTCTCGGATCTTCGAGAGTCAGGAGCTATTGAGGAAGACGCTGACATTGTCGCGATGCTTTACCGAGACGATTACTACCACGCCGACAGCCCACATAAGGGCTATGCCGAGCTTCTGTTCCGCAAGAACCGTGATGGTGAGACCGGCATGGAACCACTTTTTGCCAAGTTGAGCCAGATGCATTTCGCCGATGCGGAGTACCTGCCGAATGTCCCCGATCCCGAACCCCGTCGAACGAGTGGCCGCTTTGGCGGCTTCGCAAATCGCCAAGCGGGAGGCCGCCCGGAATCGTAACCGCGAACAGTTCCCCTACGCCGCCGAGCTAATGGACCAGTTCGCGGAGTTCGATCCAAAGCTGATCTACGCAGAAGAAAACGGACGATCCATCGGGAAGAAGCCAAGCACCACCGACAGCCTGGACGGCGACCGACTAGTAGCGATGCACGACCAGTTCGAACGCACCGTCAACCTACTGAAAAAGAGGGTACGCAAATGAACCAGCCCACCAATTTCACCCCGAAACTCCGCACCGGCGATTACGTCGAGGCCAACGGCAAGAACGTGCCCCACTGGGCCGTCGTGGACAAGAACACTGGTAAGGTCGTGACTTTTGCCAATACCCGCGAATGGGCGCGACAGTTTGCCAGCCACGAGGACGGCGAGCGCATCGCCAAGGTTCACTCGGTGACCTACGAGGTGGCTCACTGATGAGTAACGAAGCAAGCAAGTCCGGCGGTATCGGTTTCGGCGGTCTACTGACCATCGTCTTCATCACGCTGAAGCTGACCGGCGTCATTGCGTGGTCGTGGTGGTGGGTCCTGGCGGCATTCTGGATTCCCCTCGCGGTCGTTCTGGCGATTCTCGTCCTCGCTGCTCTGGTGGGTGCCTTCGCATGATCGCAGTGCTGCCAGCCACGGATAGGGAGTCGGATATCAGCCGCCTAGCTGCCGTGTTGCTGGCAGCGCTGCCAGGGAAGCGGGTCAAGGTCGAGTTTAAGGAGTTCCGCAAGGAGCGCAGCAGCCCGCAGTGTCGCTTTCTCAACGGCGTGGCCTACAAGCTCCTGAGCGACGCGACCGGCTACGAGCGGGACGATATCAGCGAGTACCTCTGCATCCAGTTTTTCGGAGGCAAGGAAAAGAGGGTGCCGGGTAAGCGCACGGTGACTGTCCCGCTTCGCACCACGACGACGGACGCATTCGGTAAACGATCCGTCCTGACGACCCAAGAGTTCTCCGATTACGTGGCGTTCGTCCAGCGGTTCGGAGCACAGCACGGCGTTTTCATTCCTGATCCCAATGAGGTGTCTTGATGAACATCTTCGACGCTGCACCTCAGGCACTGGGCGATTTCTTTGGCCCGTCCTGCCAGATGAGTTCAGGAGAAATGTCCCGCCTAAACGCCCAGCAGGCTCAGTCGGCCGAGCAGCTGGCTCGTTATGCCTCGGGTCAAGCTAATTCCCTGGTATCGCTGGCTGGAGCCCAGAACGCCTTTCGTCCGACCGTTCGCCAACTTTCCGATTGGGAGTGCGAACGACTCGGCCTGCCACTTCTACCGGAGGATGTCCAGTGACCGACCTCCGCAAAGCCGCCAGGGGCCGGGAGTGCCTAATCCGTTTGCCTACGGTGTGTAACCACAACCCGGAGACGGTCGTGCTCTGCCACGTACGCCTTGCCGGGATCACTGGGGCAGGGCAGAAGGCCCCGGACATCCTTGGCGCATACGGGTGCAGCGACTGTCACGCGGAATGCGACCGCCGAACACAACTTCTTGCCACCGAGGACGTACGTCGGTGGTTCTACGAGGGCGTCCTACGAACGATCGCTCTTCTTGCCAACGAGAGGGTATTGAAATGGTGATTCTAGTTTTGATTGTCGCCCTCATCGGGGCAGGTACTTTGGCTTACTCGTCGTTCCGCGTCAGGTTTCACCGTGAACGCGCAGAGGATTTTGAGGAACGCTACTTCGGCATGGCCTCCGACAACGTAGACCTGCGCGTGAAACTTCAGGATGCGCAGGAAGCCTACAGCCGCCTTATCGGACAGCGAGCCATGGGATGGGCTGGTGAAGAATTGAGGGTGCACTGATGACTTACAACTTTACGCCAATCGACTCGCCAATCCTCTCGCAACTGTCACCACTTGACGAAGGTCGCGAATTCTTCGTATGGGACGCTGCGTATATAGGGAAGTCCCCCAAGCTACGTTGGTGGCATGGGATTCGTGCCGGCGTACTGATCCGTCCCGGCAGCTTCTGGGTCGGCATTCACTGGTCCTCGTACAACCGTAGGGCCTGCATCAACTTTATTCCGTTCGTGACGATCTGGATCACTGGTCGTTACGGCAATGCACCGGGCGAGGAACGCGACTATGGCTAAGTTCTATATCGGACAACACGTTCGTCTCGTCGGGAAGTGGGAGGGTAAGGGCCATAGCCGAACCGGAGAGGAAGCAACAATCCTTGAGGGCCCTGGTGAGTTCATCGGACCGAACAGTGGCCGCCTTTATACGTGGAGACTCCGTTCAGAGACCTGCGAAAAAATCATCGCAAACTCGGATGAACTAGAGCCTGCAACGGATTCAAACGACATGGTTGAGTGGAATGAGTGCCTTTGGTGCCCCGAGCATCTTCGGGAGACGGTATGACCACCTCCGTGCTCGGCATCGATCCCGGAACCCATGAGTCGGGTTACGCGCACTACGTCCACGGCGGCGGGGTGTTGTCCGCTGGTGTGGCTGCGAATGAAGACATTCTCGACCTGATCCGCTCGACCGATGCGGACCTCCTGGCGATTGAGAAGATCGTGAACTACGGCGTAGCGGTAGGACAGGAAACTTTTGATACCTGTGTCTGGATAGGCCGCATGACCCAGGTGTGGCCGACGCCTAGCGAAGTGGTGCTCGTGCCCCGCATGGCTGTGAAGAAGCACGTCTGTGGAACTGGCAAGGCAAAGGATCCGCAGGTTCGCGATGGCCTTATCGCCATGGTCGGACCCGTAGGAAACAAGAAATCTCCCGGCCCGACCTACGGCGTGAAGTCACACGCATGGTCAGCCCTCGGGGTGGCACTAACCGCAATCTCCACGAGGGAAGGCTAATGAGATACGGAACCGAATTCGAGCGATCGATCAAAGTCACCTTATATCGGATTGCCTGCGCATCATCCTTGCAGCGGCGGACGATGCTGAATGAAGCGAGCAAGGACGCCAGCAAGGAAATGGAACGCAACTCGCCGTGGATGACGAGCGAGTGGAGCTCACCAGAGGCCAATCTGCTTTGGCACATCTACGAGCGGGCCGTCTATGACTACGTTGGTATGGGGACGGGTAAGCAACGGTTTGGCAATAACCCGGCCTACCGAAACGACACTGCCGAGACGGGGAATATCACCCTGTCCAACGGCAATCAGATGAACATCCTGGTTCTTCTGGATATCTCTCCAGCATGGTCATGGGCCCAGATCCAGACGGCCATCAACTACACGAAGATGAAGGAGGCGGCGTGAGTTTCTTTAAGCGTGAGCGGATCATTGAAGTTGAGGTGAAGGTCGAGAAGACGGTCACCGAAACCATTCTAGGAACGCCCGTTAAGGTTGATCTATACGCGTCCATCAAGACCGGTTGGGAATCGTGCATTTGGTTCTCTATCCCATACGAGAAGGTTGTCGGCTACTACCACACATGCGAACAAGCGATGGATGCGAACCCCGACCTGCCGGTGAAGAAGCGGACACTGTGGCGGGTTGGTGACATCTATCTAAGCTCATTAAAGGTTGAGCGCGTCAACGTCTCCCCAAAGCCGAAAGTCGCGAAGGGTAAGAAGGTGACGCCATGACCACCCACGACATCCTAGGCCGCGATACGGACGAAGCCTTTGCCATGCCGGAACTGTCCGATGCTTGTATCGACGCGGCGAACCGGACGGCGAAGTTGTTTGATGCCCATTACCCCGGATGGCAGCTTTACTCGCGCGTGGTTCGTGGAGACACCGTCTACGACCGCCAGCTAGCCGCGTGGGCCATCGGCATGGCTAGGCAGCACACACGTACCCGGAAGACTAACGGTCAGGCTGTGGTGGCTCCTAGGGGGCGTCGGAACGACTGGGTTGCGCAGGCTGGGATCGATGCACTGGAGTTTGTGCTAACCGGTCGGCACGAGGAAAACTCATGGGATGCCGAAGCTAGACTGGGCATTCACCACGCCATCTACGCCAAGGTCAGGGGTGAACTCGGAGTCCTGATGGCCGAGGGCCTTGAGTGCTATTCCGTGGAGCTTCGGCACCAGTACTACTACGCCCTTCGCGACACCCGCATGACTGCATAAACGAAAGGTGAATGGGCAAAAGGAGGACTGCCGGCAATGCGAAATACGGGCTTACCCTGAACCTACTCCTAGCAAATATAGGTTCTCTATGTTCCCCGTTGTCTACCTGCTCGAATGCTTCGATATCAGTGGAAATAGGTACATGAAGGTCGGCCGTAGCAGTCGGCTGAAGAGCCGGGTCTCAGACATTTAGACGAGTTGTCCTTTCCCGATACGAAGGTGCAGGTATTTCTGCCTGGCTAGTGTCCAAGAATCTAAGCTCGCCGAGCGGTGCGTTCATGCCGCCCTGATTAGGCACCAGTGTTTGGGCGAGTGGTTTTATGCCGGAGCCGGTGATTTGCGGGCACAAGATGATCTAGAAAACGTGCCAGTAGAGGCAATCTCACTGGCGGCACAGCGTCATGTAAGGCCCAGGGGATACAAGCCGAATCAGTCTCAGCTGACGAAGCGTGCAGCTGAAGCAAGGCACGCATCCATGACCGGAAATTATTTTCCTTCCTGACTGTGACTACGTCGAAATCCACCCCTACCCTAGGCATCGAGGGCGGATTACACGCCTGATATTCCCGGAAGCCTCTACCAACACGGTCAAAGTGGCCGGTGCTATGGCAAGCCAGAACGTTCCGGGATTGCCGTCGCAACGACGGAGCCTCGTCTGGCGGGACGACACGGATAACGGTAACCGTGACCATTTACGCGGTTTGGATTGGGAGAACCCGGTCGCCGCCTCAGTTATGCCGGTCGAGGCGTACAGCCCGCCCAGCCCCGAATCTGGGCACCGGCACCCTACACAAGCCTTTCGGGAGGCGGTATGGCGCAGACAAAGATGGGATCGTTTGTTGAGGCTTGGGCGAATATCGCCGTTGGCTTCGCAATCAACTGGTCCGCGAACATGATCATCCTGCCGCTGTTTGGCTTCAATGGCCTGACGGCCGCCAAGGCGTTCGGTATCGGTATCGTGTTCACAGCTATCTCGCTTGTCCGCCAGTACATCTTGCGTCGGTGGTTCAACGGACTCCGGTTCGGTAATACGGAGGCTAAAGCATGAGCTGCCTTCCATCCGACGCCGAAAGCCGAAACGACTACCCGCTAGCTGATGGTCTGCTGTATTACTTCCCCGCTGCCCTGGCGGAAGTGGCGCGAGTAAGCAAGGTGGGCAACGAGCAGCATAACGCCGGCCAGCCGATGCACTGGGCAATGAACAAGTCCACGGATCACGCGAACAAGATTCTTCGGCATCAGATGGACGCGGGCACGCTAGACAGCGACGGACAGCGACATAGCGCGAAAGTTGCATGGCGAGCACTGGCGCAGCTCCAAGAGGAGCTGATGCGTGATGCAGGCGCACCGGTCCCGCGAAACGCCCGCAACTGGCGGGATGAAGATTACGCATTCCCCTTGGCTGACCCGGATGGTGATTAATGAAACCGCGTCGCCATTTGATTTTACCCGACACACAGATCAAGCCAGGAGCGCCGACCGATCATCTTGAGTGGGTTGGTCGTGCGATTCAGGACTACAAGCCGGATGTGGTTGTCCACCTAGGCGACCATTGGGACTTCGAAAGTCTGTCCTCGTGGAGTTCGCCAGGGTCAATCGACCTTGAGGGCTTGCGCTATCAGGACGACCTTGATGCCGGCAACGAGGCCCTGATCCGCCTTCACGATGCCATGACTGGCTACAAAGGTCGCAAGGTCATCCTTCGCGGCAACCACGAATGGAGGCTTGAGCGCGCTATCTCGGCCAGCCCGAAGTGGGCTGGGGCGGTTGGCTCGCATCAGTTTGTAGATCGCAAGCTAGGCTGGGAAGTCATCGACTACGTCCACGGTTCGCCCGGCGCAGTGGTTATTGATGGCGTGACCTACGCCCACTACTTCGCTAATCCGAATACAGGTAAGCCGATCAGTGGGACGATCAGCAACCGGCTCGCCAAGATCGGCACGACGTTCGTGCAAGGGCACGTCCAGGGTCTACAGCAGGGCTCCGTACAGTACGCCACAGGCCAGATGCGTCACGGTATCGTCGCTGGCAGTTGCTATCTCCACGACGAGCCCTACAAGGGCATGGCTAACTCGCACTGGCGTGGCATTGTGGTGCTCAACGAGGTTCGCGATGGAACGTTCTGCGAAATGCCTCTCACGCTCGACTACCTTTGCCGAAAGTACGAAAACCGTTCGCTGGCCTCATACCTGAAGCGCCAATACAAGAATGCAGAGATCCGGTTCTCACTGGCACGCGTGGCCTAAATGTCCGCTACCTGATGCCATAACCAGCTTTACGTACCACGAAGCGTACTTATCCTTGAATAACCTGAACCGTTATTCAAACTTACCCACCGAGGATCGCTGTCATCACGACCATTGCTACGAAGGACGGGGTGGTTGCCGCTGACAGTCAGGCCACGGGCAGTTTCAAGTTTCCGTGGGGCGAGAAGGTCCGGATGGTCAAGAGTGGCCCATGGGCAGGATGGATCTTCTGCGCTGCGGGCCGACTCGATTACGTCCATGTGGCTTTCGCTCAGGTCTTGTCGGGGGAGTTCTCCCCGGTGTGCGCCACGGATGACCCTGACGGCGGCAGTTACCTGCTGGTCGGCAAGTCCAAGGTCTACTGCCTGGAGGCGGACAAGATGATCCCGTACAAAGTAAGCAAGACGTTCGCTATCGGATCGGGATGCAAGTTCGCTATGGCCGCGATGGCCTGCGGTAAGACTCCGGCTGAGGCCGTGAAGATTGCTTCGAAGCTCGATGTCTATACAGGCGGTGCAGTGCGCACCATTGCCGTATGAGAGTAAGCGTAGGTGCCCACGTGCGCCTTTCCTATAGGCTTCGTGGCGGCGACGTTACTGGGACGGTGGAATACAGGGATGGCGAATACGTCGGCGTCCGGATGAAGCGGTCTAAAGCCATTTTTGAGGCGTACGACTGCGAACTTACTGTGATACGGGGACGTGTCGCACACTCAACTAACAGGGGTAGGCATCCATGATGCTTTGGCAGGATCACGTCGTGGATGCAGCAAAGGTTGCCCCAACAGTAGCGTACGTCGGATCGACCGTCGCTGGGGTGTAGTGGGGCACATTGGCGAGCATTCTCGCTTGCGTGTACTCAGGGCTTATGATCGTGGATTTCCTCTGGCGAAAGTGGGTTCGTCCCTTCTTGGAGCGCAAGAGTGTCGTTACGCCTAAGCCCTAAAGCACTTGCGGCCTTCACTGCCGCCGTAGTCGCCGCAGCCGCAGCCTTTACCCAGCCATGGGAGGGTACGGTCTACGAGGGCTACTCGGACGTTGTAGGGGTTACGACGGCCTGCACTGGGCATACGGGACCCGAGGTGGTGCTGGGTAAGCACTACGACGATTACCAGTGCAACCTCTGGTTCCAGCGCGATATCCGAATTTCGGCTTAGGGCGTCCTATCCTGCGTACCAGCGGAACGGATGACGGTTAACCAGGCCGCGAGCTTCACGAGCACCACGTTCAACATCGGAGTGTCCGCCTTCTGCGGCTCTACGATGGCGCGCAAGGCTAACGAGGGCGACCGTGCCGGCTCGTGCAAGGCCCTTCTTATGTGGGTCTACGCGGGCGGACGAAAGATTCAGGGGCTGGTCAATCGCCGCAATGCTGAGTATCGACTCTGTATGACGCCGTGACTGGATACTTCCGAATCCTGCCAAATTGACTGGATTATGAGCGGATTCCTCCAATCGAAGTTCCAGCTCGCCTGTGCTGCGTTCCTTACCGCAACTGGCCTGCTGATATTCCACCTCATCGACTCAGCCCAATGGTCGAGCACGACTACTTGGGTACTAGGTTTGTACTGTTCAGCGAACGTCGCTGAGGCGGCAGTCACTAAGAACGCTACTCAAGGATAAGCATGTTCGGAATGCTAACCAATCTCGCCAAGGCCGCCGTTGGCGTGGTCACTGCACCGGTAGCAATGGTTGCCGACGCCGTGACGATGGGCGGAGTCCTCACCGATAGGCCAAAGTCCTATACGGGAGACCATCTGAAGGCAACGCTGGATTCACTCCAGAAAGCCATCGACCCAGAGTAACGAAACATGAAGCTGCGTATCGCGTTCTACCTCGTCCTTATCTTGGCCACGGCATCTTGCGCTACGCATTCACCGCGAGAGGACTTGCTAAGTCGAAGTCGAGCAGTCGCCCTCCGGCTTGAAATGAACGGCAACGGGGTGTGTAGCGGTACGTCCATTGGCCCACACCTGATCCTGTCGGCGACACATTGCTTCGTGGGGATGAAGGCGCTCACGGTCAATGGTAAGGACGCCAAGGTCTAGCAGCAGATCGAGGATGGCAACGACCACACGATGCTGGTCGTGGATACCACCTTCACCTCGTGGGCCAAGTTGGGGGAGGCACCTAAGCCTGGTGACTTCATCTGCCTTTGGGGACAGCCGGCGTTCCTCAACTTCCTCTACCGCGAAGGCCATGTCGCCGGGTACGACGAGAAGGAAGGTGTTGTTACGACGATCTACGACATCAACGGGTTCTATGGCGACTCCGGGTCGGGGATCTTCAGCGAGTCAGGGTAGGTGGTTGCGGTGACGAGCTACGCCGTTGTCATCAACTATCAAGACACACAATTCAAGCTCATGGGTTCCATTCCGATCATCTTCACGCCTGCGCAGTATCAAGAGGCCGGATATGTGTCAGCTAGCCGTTAACTTACTCACCCTGGCTTTAGCATCCGTTGTGCTGGTGATGGTTGGCCTTGTGGGCTGGGGCAAGGGCGACGAATGAAATGCGCCTACATCGCCCTAGGCGTCGTTCTTCTGTGGAGTGCCAGCCTGCTATGGGCTCACCACTCCGGAGCGACCAGCGAGAGACAGGCACAGGCTCAGAAGGTCGAGAAGGTCACTAAGCAGCATAAGAAGAAACGCCAGAAGATCGAGGACACCGTAGATGCATTACCACCCGCCCCGACTGTGTCTGTACACGATGCTCCTGACGACTCTGCTGCTAAGCGGCTGCGCGACGGTTGGTCCCGCGACTGACCAGTGTGACTGGGCCAAGCCCATCTACGTATCCCAAGACGACGTTCTGACCGATGGTACGGCTAAGCAAATCCTGACCCACGACGAGACTGGCAAGGCCATCTGCGGCTGGGGCAAGTATAAGGCTAGTCCATGAACGGCAAGGGTGACATTCAGCGGCCCACTCAGGTGGACGCCAAGACGTTCTCGGATAACTGGGAGCGGATCTTTTCAAGCGGTTTGCCAGAGAGGCCGATTGGGCTTGGCTCTAACCCAAGCAGCGATTTAACCGTCGCCAACGTTGGTTCGAATCCAACAGCCGCCGCCACACGTTCCTGTAGCTCAGAGGTAGAGCAGCGGGTTGTTAACCCGTCGGTCGGAGGTTCGAATCCTTCCGGGAACGCCATCTACATCGACGATGCCACCGGCTAGGAAGTAAGTGAGTCGTGGTGGCCAGGAGATAGCTGATGTGGGATCTGGTAGCTGAGGTTTGCCGTCCGCAGTGGATGTTTAGCTGGCGGCGTACTGACCGAGAGAAGAATGGAAAGCCGGTAGTCCGCTATGTACGTTGGTGGTCTCCTGGCATCTGAGCCGAATTCCCAGCAAGCGGCTAAGCCCTACAGGACATATCCGAGTTCCATGCCCTGTGGGTCACAGATCATCGCATGCCCTGCAATAACTTGATCTTCTCTATTCCGAGTCATCCCAAGGCATATCTGTTCACGTAACGTGAAATCTAGTCATAAGTGAACAGTGAGGCCGCTTCAGTTGTCGGGTTAGACAAGTTAGTGCGGTTTAGCCTGTTCGCGTGACGTGAACGTGCATAGATTATGAATAGAGTATTCGTTGCGGCCCAAGGGCTAGTGGCGAAGTGGTGAATAGAGTTTCCGCATGAGTACGGGCCAAGCTAAGGCAGCCCCCAGGATGAATAATGGCTAGGCCACCACTATGGACAACCCCGCAAGAGTTTGAGGACGCCGCAGAGGCGTACTTTGTCGTATGTGAAGACCCTGACCACAGGAAGATCCCAACGGTCAATGGTCTCTGTCTCGCTCTGGGTTGTTGCCGCGATTCCCTGTGGGAGTACGCAAAGAAGCCCGAGTTTTCCGACGCTATAAAAAGGGCGAGGACTCGGTTGGAAATGGCTTGGGAAGAGCGGCTGGCAGAGACCGGTCCTACGGGGGCCATCTTCTGGCTGAAGAACCAGGGCTGGTCTGACTCTGTTGAGCAGAAGCATAGCGGGTCAATCGACGGCGTGACGAGAGTCGAGCTTGTGACCATGGTGTCTAGTGGCGACAGCTAAGATCTAGCTGCCCGAGAAGCTGATACCCGTGTTTGAGGGTGAGGCTGACGTCCGTGGCGCCCATGGCGGCCGGGGGTCTGGCAAGACTCGTAGCTTTGCCAAGATGGCCTGCGTCAAGGGCTACATGTTCGGCAAGGCAGGCATAAGCGGGATTCTCCTATGCGCTCGCCAGTTTATGAACTCCCTGGCCGACTCTTCGCTGGAGGAAATCAAGCGGGCCATTGAGGACGAGCCATTCCTCGCCGACTACTACGATGTCGGTGAGAAGACGATACGCAGCAAGGACGGGAGGATCTCGTTCGCGTTCTCGGGCCTTGATCGCAACATTGCCAGCATCAAGTCAAAGGGTCGTCTGCTGCTGTGCTGGGTGGACGAGGCTGAGCCAGTAACCGACGAGGCATGGTCTACACTGATCCCCACGCTTCGTGAAGAGGGGTCGGACTGGAACGCCGAGTTGTGGGTGACCTGGAACCCGAAGCGCAAGACGGCTCCGGTTGAGTCACGGTTCCGGCATTCGAAAGACCCGCGCACCAAGGTCGTCCAGCTCAACTACAGGGACAACCCGAAGTTTCCGGCCAAGCTGGAGCGTGATCGCCAACGAGACATGGCGGAGCGACCCGACCAGTATCCGCATATCTGGGAGGGCGATTACCTGGCCGTCGTGGATGGCGCCTACTTCGCAGCAGGGCTCACGCAGGCCAAGGCTGAGGGTCGGATAGGGTTTGTGGCCGGCGACCCTCTGATGACCACAAGGGCCTACTGGGACATTGGTGGCACGGGGGCTAAGGCTGACGCCTGCGCTATCTGGATCGTGTAGTTCGTTGGCAAGGAAATCCGCAACCTAAACTACTACGAGGCCGTGGGCCAGCCACTCGCCACACACATTCAGTGGCTGACGCACAGCGGCTACGGTCCGGGCAAGGTGCAGATCATCCTGCCGCATGACGGAGCCACGAACGACAAGGTTCACTCCGTCAGCTACCAGAGCGCCCTGAGAGACGCTGGCTTCGACGTAAGGGTTATCCCCAACATGGGTGCCGGTGCCGCTACACAGCGCATCGAGGCGGTCAGGCGGCTACTCCCGTCGATGTTCTTCAATGAGAAGACAACCGAGGCAGGCCGTGACGCGCTGGGCTGGTATCACGAGAAGAAGGATCAAGAGCGCGGTATTGGCCTTGGACCTAATCACGACTGGTCAAGTCACGCCGCTGACGCCTTTGGCCTCATGGCCATCGATCACGTATCCAGGCCAGGGGCTGATGCCCATGCGCCCATCAACTACCGAAGGCTTACTCGCTAATGGCTGATCCGCAATCCGTAAGCACGACCAAGCGAGAGAAGCTGTCGGACGACGCTATCCAGGCGATGTGCCGCTAGGCCCTGAGTTCGGCTATCGGCGGTCCTGACAGTGACGTTGGCCGTGCCCGCCTGCGCAACCTGGAGGCTTACAACGCCGAGGCCACGGGTGAGTTCGCCCCGCCTGAGATTGACGACCGTTCTGACTTCGTGGCCACGGACGTCGCTGACACTATCGAGTGGATGCTGCCGCAGCTGATGCGGATCTTCGTGTCCGGTGACAACGCGGTGGAGTTCGAGGAACGTCGCCCAGAGTCGGAGGGCGTAGCCAAGGAAGCTACGGGTTACATCAATCACCTGTTCTTCGTCCGGAATGACGGCGTAGAAATCATCTACGACTGGTTCAAGGACGCGCTGATCCAGAAGGTAGGATTCGTCAAGGTCTGGGCCGAGGAAGACAGCGAGGACGACCGGCAGACATTCGAAGGGCAGGCACCTGAGCAGCTGCTCATGCTCATGCAGGACGGCTGGCAGCTTGCCGGTGATCCCGAGCAGGACGAGCAGGGCCTCACCTTCACCGTGGTCAAGAATGACCGAAAGGTGTGCATCAAGGTCGCCGTGTGTGCCCCGCATGAGGTCCGTGTTGACCCGAACGCCCGATGGGGTGACGAGCCGGCGATGATCGCCCATGTGTTCCGCAAGCGTCGGTTCGAGCTGGAGGAAGACGGCTACGACCTGTCCGACGTGGGCACGGGCTCAGGCGATCCGAGTGACGCCGAGTCCATCGAAATGCTTGGCGACGCGGTAGAGGACGGTTACACGACCCCAGCCGAGTCGCATCAGCTGTACAACTGTGCCGAGGTCTATATCAAGGCAGACCGCGATGGTGACGGTGTGGCGGAGTGGGTCAAGGCGTGCATGATCGAGGAAACCCTGGCGATGTATGCCGATGGCAAGGGTGCCGTAGAGCAGGTTGACGATCATCCGTTTGTCTGGATCTGCCCGATTCCTCGCCCTCATGCGTTCTACGGCGATTGCCCCGCAGACCTCGCGTTGCAGCCCCAGAAGCTCCGGACCAACGTCGTCCGGGCCATCGTCGATAACCTGTATCTGTCGGTCAACCAGCGCACGTATCTGAACACCGATGCGGACGTGAACATTGCCGATTGGCTGGAGAACCGTCCGGGTGGTGTCGTGCGTGGTCGCGGAGCGCCCGCTAACGCATTCCAGACCATCGTACAGCCCAGCCTGGCCGCCCCTGCCTACGAGTTCAACGAGTGGCTTGAGGGGTGGAAGGAGAACCGCACCGGCTTCACCCGATACTCCCAGGGCACCGACGCCAATTCACTGAACAAGACGGCGACCGGCGTAAGCATCATCACGCAGAAGTCCGATGCGCGCATGGAGCTTATCGCCCGCTTCTGTGCCGTGGGTATGCGCAAGCTGTTCGCCAAGATGCTGAAGCTAACCGTTCAGCACCAGAACCAGCCGGAAATGCTCAAGCTAAATGGGGCGTGGACACCCATCGACCCGTCCGAGTGGAAAGACCAGCTCAACGTCAGCATCAAGGTTGGCTTGGGGACAGGCTCTAAGGAGCAGCAGGCGGCACGCATCATGGCCCTTATCCAGACCCAGCAGCTTGGTGTCCCGATGGGCGTAGTGGGGCCGGAGAACATCGCCGAGTCCATCCGCCTGTTCGCCGAGGCCAACGAGTTCAAGAACCCCGAACGCTTCGTCAGCCCTCAGCCGACAGGTATGCCGCCTAACCCGCAGGCGTACCAGGCCGAGAAGCAGCAGGCTATGGAACAGATGCAGCAAATGCAGCAGCAGCTTGAGCAGACCTCGCAGGAGAATGAGCAGCTCAAACAGCAGTCGGTCCAGTCGCAGCAGGACAATGCACTCAAGCAGGCTCAGCTTGAGCAGAAGGCGCAGGAGATGGACCTCAAGCAGCGTTCGACAGAGGCCGATATCGCGCTTCGTCAGGCGGATATGGTCCGCAAGGACCGCGAGACGCACATCAAGGGTGTGGAAACGGCCCACGGTATGGCCCATGCCGATATCGACGCCGAGCAGAATGCCAAGATTGACGCGTTGCAGCAGCAGATCGACGAACTGAAGGCGGCTTCAGCCGAGCCAGCACAAGGTGAAGCCGAATGAGTGCGACCGAGGAACTGAAACGCGCCCAGCTAGCCAAGGAAGTCCTCGATAATGAGGTCTACCAAGAATCAATGACACAGCTTCAGGACGAAATCCTGGCGAAGTGGCAGAACGAGACGGATGCCGAGCAGCGCGAGTGGCTGTGGTCGATGATTCGGGCCAGTAAGCGGCTTGAAAAGGTGCTCGAACAGACAATGGTGACGGGCCAGCTCCGTGCCAAGCAGATTGAGATTGAGCAAAGCAGGCTGTCGAAGATTGGCAAGGCGTTGCGCGGGGCCTGATCCGCGCTTATCCACACTTATGGTGATTTATGACAGGTGACGCGGTAACGCAGCCGGTCGATAGCGTTGATACGCTCTCCGATCTGGCCGAGATGATGAACGACGAGGCCGACGAAGGCGTAGAGGATCTGGACGAAGGTCAGGAGACCGAAACCGAGGGCGAGGAAGCCCCTGAAGGCGAGGAGGCCGAGGAATAGGAAGAAGCTGAGGATGATCCCACCATCACGCTCAAGCACGATGGCAAGGAGATCCCCCTCAAGCAGTCCGAGGTCATCGAGCTGGCACAGAAGGGATTCGACTACTCGCAGAAGACTATGGCGGTCGCCGAGGAACGTAAGCAGGTCGAAGCTGCACAGGCTCAGGCTAACGAATACCGCGAACACAACGAGAAGGCGCTGGAGAACACCCTGGCCCGCCTAAACGCTTTCGTGGAGTTCATGGGAACTCAGGTGGGAGCACCGCCGCCCGTGACGCTGGCCCAGCAGGACGTGGGCTTGTATGTGGCACAGAAGGAGCAGTACGAAGCACGTAAGGGCCAGTTGGACCGGGCACTTGCCGCCATCGAGAATGTTCAGGGTGAAACTCAGCGGAAACGCCAAGAGTGGATCGCTCAGCAAGCCGATGCGACGGAGAAGGCGCTGCGAGACACCCTGCCGGGTTTTGGTGAGAAAACTATCGACGACCTCGCGGTCTACTTGGGCAAGGTGGGAATCACCCCCAAGAATTCAGAGGCGGGATACGTGCAGAAGGGCTTATGGGAGCTTGCGGCCAAGGCGAAAGCCTATGACGCGCTCCTGGCCGATAAGGCCAAGATGAAGCCCGCCGCACCGTTGGCGAAGGTACAGAAGCCTGGAGCCAGCAACCAAACCAACCACGCAACCGTGAAGGAGGCCGATGCGATGAAACGCTACAAGGCCAAACCGTCAGTGGATGCGCTCGCAGATCTCATTGGCTAAGGATTCACTGTAATGCCCGCAAATACCCTCATCACCCCGAGTATCGTCAAGGTCAAGGAAAACGTCCTCGACTAGATCTTCAACTTCAACCCGGACGACGCCCCGCTGCTCTCGATGATCGAGCGCACGGACATCGACAACGTTTACTTCGAGTGGCAGCGTGACAGCTACCGCACGCCCGACCCGACCCGTGCAGCTATCGAAGGTGCTGACGCTTCCTACGCTGCACAGACCCAGCCGGGTCTCCTGAACAACCGTACCCAGATTTTCCAGGATACGGTCTCGGTGTCCAACACGGCCGAGCGCGTCAAGAAGTATGGCCGTGCCAAGGAAGCCCGTCGTCTTTGCACCAAGAAGATGATTGAGCTTAAGCGTGACATCGAGGCGGCCGCGCTCTCTGGGGGCGCCACGGTCACGGGTACGTCCGGCGTTGCCGGAAAACTCCGCGGCTTGAATGGCTTCGTCACCAACCGTGTGTTCGGCGCAACCGGTGCGGCTCCCGATCCGACCACCAACACGGCCCCCGTCAATGGCACGGACGTCTCGGTCACCGAGGCCATGCTCAAGACCGGCCTCCAGACCGCGTACCAGAACGGCGGCAGCGGTTCCATCGTGATGTGCTCGCCTGCTCACAAGGTCAAGATTTCTACCTTCACGGGCAACGTGCAGCGTACCAACGAAGTGGGCACGAAGGCGGCTGCGGTTCTCAATGCTGCGTTCGACTTCTACCGCTCTGACTTCGGCGTTACCAAGGTCGTCCCGAACCGCGTGCAGACTGTCGCTGTTACTGGCCTGAACGACACCATCTACATCCTCGACACGGACAAACTGGCTCTTGCGCAGCTCCGCCCGTTTGAAAAGGAGCAGATGGCGACGGTTGGCGATGCCGAGAACTGGCAGGTTCGTACGGAAGTGTCGCTGCTTGTCCGCGACGAGAAGCCGTTGTACGTCATCGCCGATATCCTGGCGGCTGGCTGATCCACCGGAGGGCTGGCTTAGGCTGGCCCTCCACCTATTTCTGAGGACGCCATGCGCGGACGCATTCTAGAGCTTGACGCAGACCATGACGTTCACATTCACGAGGTGGACAAGGAAGACATCCAGATCGTGGCCGACCACTGCCAGGCGCTTCGTAGCGCGGGCATGACGGGCAATAAGGATGACAAGTACGTGATGACAGCCGACAGTTTCACCATCATGAACTGGTGCAACAAGTGGGGCATCCCGTACCACAAGTTCTGGAGCGATAACGATATCGTGGACAAGTTTCTCGATGACCCTGACAATAAAGTGTTTCGAATCTGGGAAGGGAAGGTCTGATGCAGTATCCAACCTATGCCGCCTTCCGCACCGCCGTCCTGACCATGATTGACGGCGACGATGCCAACTCGGGGAGCATCAACCAGACCACTCTAGACATGCTTATCGCTCAGGGAGAGCAGACGGTCTACTACGGCACGTTCGGCCCATAGGGCGAGGCTGTGCCAGGGCTTCGCTGCGCTGAGCTTGAGTCGCCACTGAGCGCCACTGTGGCGTCCAATCTGGCCCCACTGCCGGCCGACTGCCTTGAGGTCATCCGGGTACAGGTCGCCGGAGAGTATCCGGTCGATTATGTGGCCGAGGAAGGATTGTTGCGCAGCCTGAAGCAGGGCGGGTCGGGCGGGTCAGCCCGTCAGTATACGCAGTAGGGCACGAGCCTCCTGTTCTGGCCGGCACTTAGCAATGGAACGACGGTGGCTGGTAGATACTACAAGAAGCAGGCAGATATCGGCCTTGGAACGCTCAATGCCGCCTTCAATCGCTACCCGGACGTGTGGCTCTACGCAGCGTTGGCCGAATCCGCCCCGTTTATTGGTGAGGACTCCAGGCTAGCGATGTGGAAGCAGCAGTACAAGGCTCGCGTGTTGCAGGCTAATCGCAACGATCGATTGCGGGCGGCCTCAGGTTCTCGCCTAACGATGCGGGCTCGCTAAGTGAAGACCGACTTTCTCGGTGCCTCCTACACCTCTCGGTCCCTTCCGCTGGCCGCATAGACGCTGGTCAACCTGTTCTTTGAGCCTGCACCACCCGGGTCGTCCGAAGAAGGCATGTTCTACGGGGCTCCGGGTCGTCGTTTGTTCGCTACGGTGGGCGCAGGACCCATCCGTGGAGCCCACACTGTCAACGGAACAGGTTATGTTGTGTCGGGCGCGACTTTGTATCAGGTTAGCCGTTCGGGCGAACCTACTCTACTCGGGACGATTCCAGGCACGGGCCGTGTATGCATCCAGCACAACGATACGCAGGTCGCCGTCATGCACAGCTCAGGATGGAGCCTGTATGACCTGACTACCCTGGCCCTATCTGATGTAGACGGGGCTCCAACGACGGCATAGGGGACGTTTCAGGACAGCTATATCGTGTTCCCTAATGAAAACGGGACCTACGGCTGGTCGAATATCGACGACGCATCAACACTTGATACCCTTAGTTTCGCTTCAGCAGAAGCACAGCCCGACCCGATTATCTCAGTACTCAGCGACCACCGTGAATTGTGGCTGTTTGGCACGCAGACGATTGAGATAGCCCAGACTTCGGGTGATGCAGACCTAGTCTTCACCCGCACGGCCATGATGGAATACGGGTGCTGTGCTCGCTACACCCCGGCCAAGTCCAACAACACAGTGTTCTGGCTTGGACAGAATGAGAGCGGAACGGGCATCGTGTACCAAGCCGATGGCTACAGCCCTGAACGCATCTCCACTCATGCCCTGGAGACAGCGATTGGGACATACGGCGACCTCACGGAGACGTGGGGTTACACCTACCAGCAGAACGGACACACGTTCTACATCCTTACGTTCCCTGGATTTGCCACATGGGCATGGGATGCCTCGGCCAGACGATGGACACAGCTTACCTATCGGAATCCCATTACGGGCATTCGTGATCAACAGCGTGACAACGCCTATTTCTTCATCGGCGGGATGCATGTGACGGGTGATTACGTCAACGGCAACCTGTACGTTCTCGACCTCGACACGTTCACCGACAACGGAAATATTATCGAACGTGAGAGGGCGTGGGCTGTGATAGAGAACGAGAGCAAGTGGCTACGTCACTCCAGCCTGGAACTCATCGGAGAAATGGGCGTTGGCCTGAACGGCGATGTTGCTCCAACGTCTGGCGGTGATCCCAAGTGGCGACTTTCTTGGTCTGACGATGGATGTCGTAACTTTAGCAATGAGCGCGACATATAGATGGGACAGATTGGCGACTATCGGATGCGGGGTATCGTCAGACGGCTAGGTCTGTCACGCCGTCGCGTGTACCGACTTCGCACAACAGAGCCCGTTAAGATTGCTGTATACGGGGCAAATCTAGACGCTACAAAGGGTGTGAAATGAGCTTCGCAACCACTACTAAAGACGCGATGTTGAATGCGCTTACGATCACTGCAATCAGTGCCCACAGCGGGTTCCCTGCTGGAACTGGTGCCAACGAGTTCACGGGCGGCGGATACGCTAGGCCGGCCGTCACCTTTGGGGCATCTGCCTCTGCCTAGAGGTCGATCACGGCTTCGGCGAACATCACTGTGCCTGTTGGACAGACGGTGCGGTGGCTTGGCCTGTGGAACGGAGGAACCTACCTCGGATACTCGCCAAATGCCGGAAGCCCAAAGGAATTCATCGCTGACACGACAGCCGACACGATTACCTGCACGGCTCACGGGTTCAGCAACGGCCAGAAGGTCGTCATTTATGGCGATACCGTTCCGTCTGGACTCACAGAGGGCACGGTATACTATGTTTCCGCAGCAACGACGAACAACTTCCAGTTGGCCGCGTCGCCTGGCGGTTCGGCGATCGATCTGACAACCGTAGGAGGTAGCGGCTGCGTGGTCTCTGGCATCACTGAGGAGGTGTATGCAGGTGGCGGGACGCACACGATAAATTCATGGATCATCGGTCTTCCTAACTAATGGCTACCGCATCCTGCCTAACCGTTGCGGGGACGCGATCCGGTTCACTGCCCATCAAGTTTGCCTCTGGAGTATGCGCCACCGTTTCGGGCGTCGGGTCTGCCACGGGTCGTGTCGCATGGTCGGGAAGCTAGGCTACGCGTAAGCAGGTGGATTGGCTACCGCAGCCCAACGTTCCCCTTACCGATAGCAGCGGGCGCATGTCGCAGGTTTGGTACAAGTTCTTCCGCGAGGTTGCGGATAGGCGTCTTGGCGGGATCGACGCAGCCACGCTTCCGGACATCGCCACGACGCAGACAGAGGTTCAGGATCAGGTGTTGAGTGTGGCAAGCAACATCCAGTCGGTGGCATCGCAGGTTTCGGCAGTCACGGATGTCGTCAATACACAGACTCAGGTGTCTCAATAGAACAACCTTTCCGGGGCTTCTCAGATATCCAAGCTGCCCTCGTACAAGCAGCAGCAACTACTGGACAATCAGTGAGCAGGTTTCATAAGGGAGAGGCTATCAGCCACATTGAGTCAGGATACGACGTGTCGGCCTTGGTCAGGTAGCTCGACGAGAATCCGCAGGTATGGAATACGCACCGGATGCGGACTGATGCTTACGAGACGCCACACAAGGCTGTTTCCGACATCTGGGTCCGCTACAACGATTGGGCTAACTTCACGGGTGATATCCAGGCGTTCAATGCCGAGCACGTGTCATCGTGGTATCCGGTGATTAAGAATATCCCCGCCGCGTGGTCACTATCCCGAAAGGTCCTGCATCGTGTCGGTGGCGAATACCTCGGCGGCGTCCTCATCACCAAGATTCCCCCCGGTGGTGAAGTCCGTCCGCATATCGATCAGGGCTGGCACGCCGGACACTACCGGAAGTACGCGATTCAGGTGAAGGGTAACAAGGACCAGGCCTTCCACTTCGAAGGCGAGGAACTAAGGCCGGAACCGGGAGACCTCTACACTTTCGACAATAGTCGCCTTCACTGGGTCAAGAACGACTCCGATAGCGACCGCATCACCCTCATTATCTGCATACGGTGAACCAATGAGCGCAGAACTATTTATGGCTGGCGGACCGGCGATGTCGATGGTTGCAGCGCATATCGCCAAGTAGGCCAGTCCTTGCGATACCTGCACAGTCCGCGCCCAGTGCCAGCCCTACGGGGCCGAGTATACCGCTGCCGATGGCGTGTTCATCAAGGAAATGCGCATCCCGAAGGCGCATACGCTTGTCCCGTAGCATTCGCACGAGTACGACCACACCTCGTTTGTCGCAAAGGGCTCCGTCACCTGTGAAGGCAAGACTTACACCGCCCCGTTTCCTATCTACATCAAGGCCGGAGTGAAACACATGTTCGAGTCCCTCGAAGACGATACCCTCGTCCTCTGCATTCACAACGTGTCCCGAACGGGTAGCGTTGAAGTGCGCGACGAACACCAGATCGTGGAGGGCGTCTAATGCCGTGGGGTGTGGCGGCGGCAGCCGTAGCCGCAGGCGGTGCAGTCTACGCCTCCAGCAAGTAGGCAAAGGCAGCGAAGAAGGCGGGGCAAGCCCAGACGGACGCCGCTGATTCGGCTAACGCCACCCAGCTACAAATCTTCAACCAGCAGAGGGCCGATCAGGCTCCGTTCCGCGATGCGGGACTGACTGGCCTTAATCAGTACATGAAGCTACTTGGCCTCCCCACGGATGGCTCGGGCCAGTACGGTGGCGGCACGGCATCTAACGGTGCAGGCTCCACATCGAATCCATTCGTGTCTCTGGATGACCAGGGTGTGCCCACGGTCAACTCTGCCCTGTACCAGTCTGACCCGGCCTATAAACAGGCGTGGGATCAGGCCGTCGCCGAGCATTACGCTGGATTCCACAAGGACTACCAGACGGACTCAAGCCTCTCGGCCATCAATAGCCGACTGAATACGCTCTATAGCCAGTACGGCGGTGGAAAGCAGGCCACGCAGGCATCTACACCACAGTCCACGGCTCAGGCTCAGTAGGACGCGTTCGCAGCGTTCCGGGCGACTCCGGGCTACCAGTTCGGCCTCGATGAAGGCAACAAGTCTGTTCAAGCTTCGGCGGCTGCTCGCGGTGGGCTCAACTCCGGAGCTACGCTGAAGGCACTCACCAAGTTCGGCAACGACTATGCGGATCAGCAGGGCTACCAGCCCTACGCTAACCGCCTTGCCTCTCTCGCAGGCGTGGCCCAGACGGCTACCAACCAGATGGTGGCGAATGGAACGAGCTATGCCAACGCAGTGGGGAACAACCTGACGAACGCTGGCACGGCTACGGCTAACGGCATCTACGGTGCGGCTAACTCGTGGGCGAACGGTGCGCAGCAGGTTGCGGGCGCAGCAGGCCAGTACCTTGGCAGCCAGTACAACCCAGGCGGCTCCAATGCGACCTTGTCTGACGGCCTTTGGGGTGGCATCTGATGGCAACGATTAGCGGCCTTCTCCAGCCTGACATCCTAGGGGCAGTCAACTCCGGCTTTGATCGTGGGCAGGATCAGCGCAAGAACTCGATTCTTGCCCAGTATGCCCAGAGTGCCGTAGGTGGCGATCAGAATGCGCTCTCGCAGATTTATCAGTCCGACCCGAGCGCTGGCCTGAAGCTTCAGCAGCAGTCCACGGCGATGGGTGAGCAGCAGAAGTCTATTGGGGATAAGGACCTTGCACGCCTCGGCCAGCATGCTCGCCTCGTGACGGCACTCGCCGATGCTGGCGACACTGAAGGTGCTGCGAACGTCTACAAGACGATTTACCCGGAGGCGTCGAAGATCCTCGGGCCGAACCTTCCCGCCCAGTTCGACCCGTCCATGGTCGAAAACATGCGCAAGATCGCCAACTCCATCGACCCGCAGACAAAGAAAGACCTCATCCAAGTCACTCCCGGCAGCACGCTTATCGATCCGGCGACCGGCAAGCAGGTCTATTCCTCACCGGCTGCTCCGGCTAAACCGCAGCTTATCCAGACCGATCAGGGCTGGGCTATGGTCGATCCGACGAAGGGAACTGCCTCGCCTCTGAACTATGCTTCCGATCCGTCGCAGGGCAGTGCGACGGCTCCGACTGGCCTCGCTGGGGCCGTCATGTAGCAGGAGTCTGGTGGCAACCCGAACGCCGTGTCTTCGGCTGGGGCTCAGGGCCTCATGCAGCTCATGCCTGGAACGGCCGCTGATCCGGGCTTCGGTGTCGCCCCGGCTAAGGATGGCTCACCTGCCGAAAATGTTCGCGTGGGCAAGGACTATCTGGGCGCCATGCAGAACTATTTCGGCGGCAACAACACACTCGCCCTGGCTGCGTACAACGCCGGCCCTGGCCGTGTGTCGAAGGCCCTAAAGGATGCCAACGGCGACCCAGCGGCTGCCCTATCGTCGCTTCCTGCGGAGACTCAGGCGTATGTGCCGTCCGTCCTCGCCAAGGCAGGCGGTGGACAACGCGTGATGGGTAAGAAAACGAGCACGTCCGGCGCTCCGAGCGGATACCGATATCAGGCGGACGGGCAGACCCTTGAGCCAATCCCCGGTGGTCCGGCCGACAAGAGTTCCGGCGTGAATCAGGGCCTCAATGACGACGCCCTGCACAATGCCGCGTGGGCAGACATCCTTACCGGTGACAGTGGCATCAAGGGGTACGGTAAGGAGGCTACGGGACAGCGTGCCCAGGTCGCCAATATCAAGGCCCAGATCGCCAAGGATGCCGGTGTAACACCACAGGAACTCGCTACGACGAAGGGTCGTAACAAGGCACTGCAAACCTCGCTGACTAAGCTTCAGTCGCAGTCCGATATGATGCAGAAGTCGGAAAAGGGCTTCCAGAACAACATGGATCAGGCCCTTGCACTGTCGGCCAAGCTCGACCGCACTGGCTCGCCGCTCATCAACAAGTGGCTGCTCGGCGGACAGGCCGCGTTGGGCGATCCGGATGTGGCGGCGCTTGATGCGGCGATCACGACGGCATCAACCGACTACGCGCGCATTATGTCGGGCCAGACCGGCGCGGGCGGTACGCCAATCTCCACGGCTGAGGAAGCGAAGAAGCTGCTTCGTAAGGAACTGTCTGACAAGTCCCTCAACGCCGTCGCCGACGTACTCCACGTCGATATCAAGGGCCAACAGGATGCGGTGGACTCACAGAAGAAGATCATCATGGACGGCATGAAGCAGTTTGGCTCGACTACTACCGGATAGGGCAGTGCATCGACGCCTCCGGACCATGACCCCCTCGGACTCCTTAAATGACGGTACTTGACGACTTTCGCCAAAAATACCCGCAGTACAAGGACATCCCTGACGGCAAGCTAGCGTCGGCGATCCGTACCAAGTACTACGCCAGCATGGACCCCACCGAGTTCTACAAGAAGGCGGGGCTGTATCAGCTGATCGACGCTAACGCGGGGCCGAATGGTCAGCCTGCGGAGACGGGTCTCGGGTCGAATACGGAGAATGCGCTAGCAGGCATGGGCAAGTCGGTCTACGACAATGCACGTGGCATGGCTCAAGCTGGCGTGGGCCTGGCTAACGTGGCTATGTCGCCGACCAATATGATTGAGAAAGCTGTCGGCAACAAGGGTGTTGTCACCGATGCTCTGGACAGTCTTGGGAACAAGTATGCCCAGCTAAAGGACGATCAGTCGCAGGTTAACGCGCAAGACGCTCCACTGATGAACACGAAGGCTGGCATCGCCGGCAACATCGTGGGTCAGGGCGCGCAAGCCGTAGCTGGCGGTACGGCTCTCAAGGCGGCTGGACTAGGCGGAAGCATACTTCCCTAGGGCTATGCCGGTGCGGCGGCCTCTGGTGGCATATAGGGTGCCATCTAGCCCATTGCTACCGATCAGGGTGAAGGACAGCGCCTCATCAATACTGGTATAGGCGCAGCAGGCGGCGTTGGCGGCAAGGCCCTTGTCAATCTCGGCGGTGCGGCGGTACGTGGTATCAGGTCTCTCGTGGCCCCGCTGACCAATTCCGGGCAGAGAGACATCGTCGCCAACACCATCGCTCGATTCGCAGACGGCCAGCCGAACACCGTGGCGTCTTCCATTCCTGGCGTTAAACCGACACTTGCAGAGGCAACGGGTAGCCCCGGCATTGCCCAGCTTCAGCGTGCCGTTACCGACTCCGATCCTGCCATAGCAGGTAAGTTTGTCGATCAGGCGTCGCAGAACAACGCGTCCCGCATCAACTTCCTTCGCACCCTAGCCGGTACGCCTGAGGATGTAGCCAGCGCGAAGGCATGGCGGGATCAGGTTGCCGGCGGAAAGTACGGGAAGGCATTCGACGATGACAGATCGCAGCAGGTTGCTCGGCAGTCGAACGCGGATGCCCAGCTTGCAGACGGGAAGAACAACGCAAACTCGCAATATTGGAAGGATGATGCGGCCAAGGCTTTGAGCGACGCCCAGAAGGCGGCTGATAGCACACTGGCCCCGTCGCCAAAGATGCAGGAGCTAGGCCAGCGCCCAGTGATCCAGCAGGCCGCAAAACAGGCCAAGATCATTGCAGCCAATCAGGGGATCGATATCGGCGACCCGATGACGTCTCTGAAGGGTCAGCATTACATCAAGATGGCCTTGGACGACCAGTTGAACACTGCGCCGCAGATGGGTATCGGCAAGACCGAGCAGTCAGCTATTGCCTCGGCGAAAAAGGAATTCGTGACAGAGCTGGAACGCCAGAATCCTGCTTACAAGGATGCCCGAGACAGCTTCCGTACGATGAGTGCTCCGGCTAACCGAATGGAGATTGCACAGGGCCTTGTAGACAAGGTGACGAAGAATCCCGTTGACGTGGACACGCTGGGGAATCCAAATCTCCGCCCGGATGAGTTTGGACGTGCTGTGGGTTCACTGGACTCGATTGCTAGGAAGGTCACTGGTCAGAAAGTCGCGTCGGCAGCGGACTACCTTAATCCGCAGCAGTCGGATGGGATAAAGTCTCTCATGGAGGACCTTAGCCGAGTGAAACAGGCACAGAACGTGGGTCGCTCGGCGGGATCCAACACGGTCTAGAACCTTGCCAGCCAGAACATCCTCTCGCAGACGACGAAGGGTCTTGGTCTGCCCGGGCTTGCCGAAAACTCCACCCTCCAGCGTCTCGTTGCTCCGGTCAACGCGGCATACAAGCTATTCGGCGTGCCGGACGAGATTAAGGCCAAGCTGGGTAAGGCGCTACTCGACCCTACCTCAGCCGAATCCCAGCAGATCCTTCAGTCCATCCCGAAACTCATGCGACCTGCCATCGAATCACAGCTAGGCCCGATCTTTGGGACGGTAGGCCAGGCGTCCAGTATCGGTGTCAGTAAGAAGTCTTCGCTTCAACGCTGACTCGGGCATCCACTTGACCAAGGCCATGGCCACCAATCTGGCGATGCCATACAAAACGAACGCAATGGCGGGGGTAGTTACTACCCCCATGAAGATTCGAAACAACGTGTGATTGTCTTGGTTCATCCCAACGACCTCATATCATCCAAGGGTGGTTATGGCAACTCTTTCGCCTAGCGCTAAATAGCTCTTTCTAAACAATGTCGGCCAGCCCGCAGCGGGCTACAGGCTCTATACCTACCAAACTGGTACGTCTACGCCCCTTGCCACGTATTCTGACAAGGCCGGGACCATCGCGAACGCCAATCCCCTTACCCTGGATGCGCGTGGCGAGGCTATCATGTACTTACAGCCTCAGCAGTACCGGTACGAGCTTCGCGACCCCCTGAATTCCGTTGTGTGGACCCGTGACAATGTTTCCCCGTCTGCTGATCTAGCCGACCTAGCGGCGGTCGGCCCTGGTCTTGGGGCGACTCTCGTAGCTTTCCAGCGCGGCGATGGATCCGCAGCCACGCTTCAGGCCGTCGTCAAGGAAAGGCTTGGTACTGACCGCATCTTCTACGTTCGCACAGATGGCAACGACAACAATAACGGACTTTCTAACACGGCAGCAGGGGCCTTTAAGACCATCCAGCATGCTTGCGATGTCATCTCATCGACACTGGATCTCAACGGCCACAATGTGACGGTGAACGTCGCTGATGGAAGTTACTCCATTGGGGCTTCTTAGTCCGCACCATTTACTGGAGAGGGTTAGGTCTATTTCATTGGGAATACGACCAATCCGTCCGCCTGTGTGGTCACGTCGGCTGCCGTTGCCTGCTTCTACGCCGAAAAGGGGGCCACGTACTTCATCGCTGGCTTCAAGGTCATCGCAACAGCCGGTGAGGGCGTATACGCCACGACTGGTGGTTTCATTCAGTGCGGACAGATGGAGTTCGGAGCCTGCCTGAATTCTCAGGTAACGGCTGGCGCAAGCGGTTCCGTCTACCTTTCTTCCGACTATACGATAAGCGGTAGCGCTCAGAGCCACTTGCATGTGGGCTCTCCTGGCATGATCTTCACGGGTGTGATCACTGCTACGGTGGGATCGGGACTCTCGTTCTCGGCGTACTTCATCGGTGTTGCGCAGGGGACCGTAGTCGTCAAGGACTGCACGTTCACAAGCACGGCCGTAACAGGCCCTCGCTATCTGGCGCACAAGGGCGGCATTATCGATGCCCATCCGGCGTTCCCAAATTTGCCAGGCAGTATCGCGGGACGGCAGTGCACAGGTGGTGTGTATCGCGCAAGTCAATCCAATCCTTTCCAGATTTCCCCCGATATTGCTATTGCCAATTCCGTTCGACTCCAGAGCTACAACGTGTCTACGTCGGCGTACACAGACCACCTCGTTGTGGATTCGCAGGTTGGCGGAACAGATGCCGGATATATCTACATAAACGGATCTGGTTCGAACGCAGGAGCCAACGGAACGACAGTTAGCGGATCTGGAGCTACGCAGTTCCATATCGGAGCCATCGCTCGTTGCGACGGCACGAACGGCAACGACGGTTGGTCATTCCTCCAGGGGTTTAACACGTACGCTAGTCAGACCAGCCGATCCGTATTAGAGGTTCGGCGGCAGGGCACGGATGGCGCGATCATGAATTTCTGGAAGGGCGGCACATCGCCGACCTTGGTCGGGGCCATCAGCCTTACGGCATCGGCAACGACATACGCAACTTCCTCGGACTACCGCCTCAAGGAAAACTAGGTCCCTATACCGGATGGACTGGACCGGATCATGCAACTCAAGCCGTACAGGCTTAACTTCAAGGTCGAGCCGGGAGAGACGATCGATAGCTTCTTTGCGCATGAGCTTCAGCCTTTCGTCCCGAATGCTGTCCGTGGAGAGAAGGACGGTTCGGGCGCAAACGAAGAAACCGGCGTCATCGAACCGCGATACCAGACGGTCGATCACTCGAAGATGGTCCCCTTGCTTACCGCCGCTATCCAGGATCTTAAGCGGGAGTTCGACGCCTACCGCGCCGACCATCCGTAAGGTGGATATCATGCTCCATGCCCGTCATCTGGAAGCCGCCAAGCATCCCCGGAGCCGCCACCTTCGCCGAGTGGGAAGGGGCGACCTTTGCCCTTATCCGGAAGATGGCAGATGGCCAGTGGCGCATAGGGGTCTTCCCCGATGGCGAGTCGATGCATGCGGTGGACGCCATGGTCGCTACCGAGGCCCTGGCCAAGAAGTTCGTTGAGCGCTGGGCCGAGGTCAACCACCAGCGGATCGCACCGGCCAAGGGTAGGCATCGGATGCCGCATGAGGGCAAGGCTTAG